ACAGTTCTCAGGCAGGTCGTTACGCAAAGTAGCAGAAGCCTTAAATGTCCCGTTTTATATTGTGCTTTTTACTCACGATTTAAAGGATTTTGCCATATGCAAATTAAACAGCGAAAAAAGCGAATGGCTCGATATGGGAAAAGAGGACTACAAGCGATGGTTGTCCTCACTTTAATTGCGATTGCTAAAAAAACCTATGACAGGATAAACCGTTTTGATTACGAGGAGCCTTTAGGATTATGATAAAATTTGTTATAGCAAGTCAGACCAACCCTGACGAGCCATATGAGGTGTGGGCTAAAAGGATGGACGATGGATTTGTAGCATGGCAATGTAAATGTAAAGGCCATAAATACAGAGGCACTTGCAAGCATGTGCTACTGGCTCAAGAATGCATTGAAAATGGATTACGGGAAATGGCCCAGGTTGATGATTAAGGTAAAGACCGTGACAGGCGTGACCCCAACCCGTAGAGAGGCCACAATGTAGTAAAGCCCGTCACGGCATTTTGATTACCTTATTTGCTATGAGCGTCTACATATGCCTGACCAAGCACATAGGCTGATGCTACCAGTGCGATAGGCCATGTTACCTCTACGGCTCCAGTGCCTGCTGCTGCTCCGATTGCAGCGGTAACGCCCAACTTACGACTACCGAGTTTTTCTTTTAAATCATTAAGAAGTTTCATCTTCTGTTCCTTCTGCCTTAGAAAGCTCTATAAGCTCTTCTAATGCGGTTATAGCACCCGATTGACGTTGTATGAGTGCTGTGAGTTCTTGGACACGGGTTTGAGCCTCCTGTAAGCCTTGTAGGGCTTCTTGGCGATTACCCTTAACTTCTTCAAGTTTGTTTTCTACAGACATCGCCTGCCTTTCATGGGTTATTTGCGCTTCTTAGCCGTCTTAGCCGATTGCTTAAATGCCTTAGCTGTAGGCGCACCTTTAGTGCCTGGTTTACGCATCTTTTCACCACTGCCTTTAGCTATCCTTTTTCGTTTGGCGTGAATGTTTGCATATAATCCTCTTTTAGCCATGGATTACCATTTCGTTTTATGGCTCCAATAACGAGCCGACATTTTAGATGGTTTACTGTCTTGGGCATTGTGTCGAGCGTAGTAAGATTTCTTACGCGCTTTTTCTTTTGCCGTCTTTGGATTGCTTCCGGCTCCTTTTACACCCTGTTGACCGAATCTGATTGTCTTTGTCTGACCTCCGCTTTTTGCGACAACCACATGACTCTTGGTTTTGTGATTCGGAGTCCTCTTGGGCTTGTTGTAACCGCTTACCCCTGCTCTTGCAAGTTTGGGATCTCGTTTTGCCATTAGCGTCCTCGTTTTTTGCTCTTCGGCTTGGCTTTGTTTTTAGCTTTAGCAGCAGCTTTTTTACCTTTTGCAGTATATGGATATTTTTTTCCTCCAACCATTGGCATATCAGCCTCCTTGTTTAGGTTTACCTAAGTCTAATTTATCAAGTTGTCGCTCAATTCGCAATGCGCCTAATTCATTGTTTGCTACACTCAGTAATGTGCCACCTATTATAGTCCCGTCTTTGTCCGTTTCATACACATAAAAAGTGGTCGATGTCAACGATGTCTTGCTAATCCTCGCAGGTCTGCGTTCACCACCTACCTGTATCCAACATGTTTGATTCTCATCGTATTTACTGCCAAAAAATACCGCACATCCGGCCAGTATATTTTCTATGCTGTTTTTTAAAAACAACAAAGCAAAGCCAACTACAAACATCCAGCTGTATTGCTCTACCAGTAGTCCAATGCCAGAGCTTTCAGAAAATCTTTGTAACGCTTCTGTTGCTTCTGTTTCCATTTTTTATCTAAGCGTTGTGTTGGGCTACGCTTATCCTTTAGCTTTTTACGGTTTATTAACCGCTCAAGCCAACGCCAGAAGCGGTTCATCAGTGTTTATTTGTGGCCTTATAAACTTCAGCAAACAGAACAGTGATAAACCATACAATAACTCCATATACGGCCTCATGTTCCCAGAATGCCTGCCACTTTTTGTCGGCTCCATTTCGAGCAAAAGGAAAACCGATTGTATGCCATAGCTGATACATGATCGTTACACAAATAGCCGACCCTCCAGACCAGGCAGCGGCTTTCTTTGACTCATCAGCAGCTTTTTGTCTTCTACTTAACGTAATAATAGACCGTTTAGCAGACTTTAGTTCACCCTTCAATTCGTCTCGGTCGTGGCGATACTCTTTAGCAACTATGTTTTCACTTGCCACCATTTTACGCAAATGTTCAATCTCTTTAACCGCCTCAACATATAAACGCCTCTGACGCTCTGCTGAAGGTATTTGCTCTGGTGGTGGATAAACGCCAGGACTCATGGCTTAACCAACCGTAGGTTTCGTGTCTGGAAAGTCACTGGTGGACGGCCAATCGCGCAGTTTAGTTCGATACGCCATGTAAGCATCTCTTTGCGGATGATCAGTTAAGGGCACAATAAAATCCGTAGCACCCAACTGTTTGTCACGCCACATCCGTGCGCGGTGCTCTAATTCGCGGTCTGTAGGATCTGGGGGTTCCACTAATTCGTACGATCCACCAGATGCCGTATATGTTTTACAAAAATCTTCATCGGCTACGATGATATTTGTCGTATTATCTGGATACGTAATTCTGTAGTTTGGCATTATTTTTTTGTCCCTTATAATGTTATGGGAAACAGCATCACTGCTCCGTTTCCACCTGCGCCAGCGTACGCATCCATTGTGGTATCGTTGCTGGCAATCGCCCCTGATCCAGACCCCATACACCCCTTCGACCCATAGATGTGCGTATAGCTCGATTTGTTCCCGTTCCCTCCGATAAAAGGACTCGGCATTGCGGAAAACTGGATTGAGGATGTGGTGAAACCTTGCGGAAATAAGCCTTCACCTAAATGCTGCATTCCGGCCTGATATGTCAGCGGAGCATCATTATAATCGGTGCTGGAGATATAGGCATTTTGATCCGTCTGAAGATAAGTAAATAACTCTGGAAATGGCGTAAGCGAAACAGGCAATGGATACAAATAGTCAACAGGTTTCGTTGGCTCACGCGCTACTCCACCTCTGTCGTAGTGGCTCAGGTTTCCACCTACCGGATAACCATTGTCACCAGTACCAGATTCCTCAGTTGGCGTAAGGCCCGTAGCCCACAGGCCCACGGCACCACCCCCAGTACAACTCCGAGTAGATGTCGTAGTTCCACCTGCTCCACCTGCCCAATTTGCGATATTGCCCGTAGATCCTGCTGCGCCACCTGCACCACCTGAACCCCCAGCCCCTGAATGTATGGCCCCTGCTGCTCCACCATTTGCGGTCATATCCGTAATGTCAGAACCAGAAAAACCAGAGTTAGCACCAGCGTTACCTGCCTGATGTGCATCGGACGTGTGACCTGCGCCACCAGCACCCACTGTCACCGTATACGTCACACTGCTACTCAGCCTGAGTCTGGAAATTGCTGTGGCGCCTGCACCTGCTCCAGTAGCAGAATAATTCGCGTTTTCGGCCGATATGGCACCACTACCACCACCTCCAATGACATAGACGATACACTCCATCGAGGTAGCTGGACTCCACGTAGTCGATTTTTGCCACAAAATATTTGGAAATCCAGTATCACCAGTTTTACTTCCTAATATTGCCATCCTATTTTAATCTCCTATAATGTTGTCCAGCCAATAGTCGAGTCCACATAGACACACTGGACTGCTGCATCGGCAAATAAAGTGCCATCTTCTGCCTGTGAATTTATTTTTTCTGAATTGCGCCCAACGGTTACTGTTGCTGCTCCAACATTTTTAATGGTCACTGTGTTACCTGCACTTGGCGAACTTGGCAAAGTAATAGTAAATGCCGTAGATGCGTGGTTGCAGATTAACTGATCTTTGGTCGATGCAGTATAATTACTGGTTTTAACAGACCAATCTGAATACGCTCCTCCACCTGCATCAGTCCAAGATAACGTGCCACTCCCGTTGGTTTTTAATACTTGGTTTGCACTGCCATCACTGGCTGGTAAAACCCAAGCAGCCGAGCCTGATGCAATCGTTAAATTAGATCCATCAGACGATAAATATTCACCGCCTTCATCGTAGAGGTATAACCTGCGATTATCAGCAAATCGAGCTACCTCATTGCCATCATATTGTTGAATAACAATGTCTTTAGCGTCTACCAAAGGTTTAAAAATTACATCCGATGAACTGTTGGTAATCGACATCAGTTCAGTGCCACCGTCAGCGTATACAATGCCCTGATCCGCTGTATCTGAGTCGAGTGTAATTTTGTCTACCGTGTCTAATGTTATTGCGCCACTATCACTGCTTGCATCTGTAGTGGCTATGCTGTACACCCCTGCTGAACTAACAGCATGAGTAACAAATTCCTGAGCATCGTATTTAAGGATTAATGGAGCGGTCGTGTCTGTTGCTGTTATTGCTCCACTGGCAATAGTGCCTACCCCTGAGATGTTTGCACTATCGTCTATGGCAACAGCCGAATTAGCTTGGACAGTAGATCCGCCTGTGCCGTTGGCTGTGATAACGATATTGTCTGTTGAGCCGGTGCTACCTCCAATAGTGCCTGTAGCTACGCTTGTCCAACTTAATGTTCCACTTCCGTTGGTTTTTAATACTTGGTTTGCGCTTCCATCACTGGCCGGTAACACCCATGCTGCACTGCCTGATGCTATAGTGAGATTTGACCCGTCTGAGCTTAAATATTCGCCACCCTCATCATACAGATAAAACCGTCTGTTATCGGCAAAACGTGCAACCTCGTTGCCGTCATACTGCTGGATCACAATATCTTTTGCATCAACTAAAGGCTTAAAAATAACGTCACTGGAACTGTTA